TACTGATTTTGCACCTGATTTTAACAACAATTGGTTTCCGTATGCAAATACAGGAGCGTGGGAGGTAATGGCAACAATCGTTTTAACTGACAACGGTTTGAATTTCGAACATTCCAATACTTTAGCAATAAATAATTACGATGCGAATGATGATGTTGATACTACTATTGTTTTACGTAAAGCATCCGATAATAGTATAGTTACATTTATTCCAAAAAACGAGCCTTTAATAATTGAAACTACTCACGTTTTGAACTCAGGAGTTTGGGATTTGCAAAAGATTTGGGGACAAATTACGGTAGAGCCTTTTGAAAATTCTCCGAGGTGGATGTTATCTTCAATTATTGATTTTGATAATAATATAAATAATCCTTTGCGTCCAATCTCTGGTTTACTTTTAGATTTTGATTTAATTTCTACAAATATTATAAAATTTTCTTGTAACTTTGATACTAGTAAATTATCTACGGTAAAAAACGTAAAAATCACTGCTAAAATTAAGCAAGGAGATGATGACATAGTGATTGTAAGCAAGGAAACGACCGATAATATAGATAAAGAAACAACAGATAACGAACTAAAAATTTTATCATAAATGGCTGGAATTAAAATACATCAATACCCATTAGAGCGCACAAGTATAGGCGACGATGACTATTACGATATAGACTATTGGACTGGTTCGAGTTATCAATCGGCAAAAATTAAGGGTTCTACGTTAAAAAACGTATTGGGCGCAAATTACATTGATATTACAACGTATATTTCAGGATATGAGTTAACGGATAAAGATGCGGGTAAATTAATCACAAATTCTAATGCTAATGTTAGGACATTAGTAATTCCCAGCGGTTTAGCTTTACCTAACAATATGATTACTGTCAAGGGTAGGATAGGAATACAACCCGAAACAGGTGTAAATATTACTTTGCCTGACGGTTCAACGATTACAGAGCCTACACAGTTTACTTGTGAAGCGGATGAAGTTTACATTTTGCACAAATCTTCATTTAGTGGCGATAATTACATATTAGTTTCTGTAAAAAAATCCGAAAATATAGGCACAAACGATTTGATAATTTCGGATGCTGTAAGAGAATTACAAGTTGCAACAGATGGAACATTCCAAATCGTTACAAATGATGCTAACAACTCAGCTATTTTTAAAGTAGGAGAAAATAGCAACGAAAGATTTAGTGGAGTTGAGTTAAATTCCGTAACATTTGAGCAAACTATTGCCGAGCCAAATCCCACAAATAATGGTGCTGGTGTTCTTGTAGATATAAATCCAAACGAGTTTGGGATAGAGGGTCGCTTGGATATTGGGGATAGTGGAACAAAACGAAATAGATTGTATTTTTCGCCAAATGAGGTTATTTTTGAAAAATCAAATGCTGGTAAATTAACATTCAATAGCTCAGGAGCTGTAAACACATTTGAAGATTTAAGAGCTACAAAAAAAGGAATAGAATATAGTGCCGATTATTCTGCTAATTTTTCGGTTCGTAGTTTGGTGGATAAGGCTTATGTTGATAATGAAGTATCAACTAAAATAGGAGCTGTAATTCAAGACACCACACCACAATTAGGAGGTAATTTAGATTTAAATGGTAATGATATTAATGGTACTGGCAATGTAGATGTCACAGGTAATGTTATTGCTGATGTTGTTCAATTAAGAGGTGGTACAGGTACTCAGGGGGAAATAAGTTGGAGTGCTGACGAAGAAACCATTAAAGTTATAATGGATGGCACTACTCTATACATGGGTCAAGATACATTTGTTCACGTTCGTAACAATACAGCTTCAATTATAACTAAGGGCACTGCTGTATATGCAACAGGTACGTTGGGTGCAAGTGGTAGAATTACAGTGGCTCCAATGATTGCTAATGGTACTATTGCAGGTAGATTATTTATTGGATTAACAGCAGAAGATATTGCAATCGGTGCAGATGGTCAAGTATGTAGTTACGGTAAAATTAGGCAAATAAATACAAACGCTTATAATGATGGCGATGTGTTATGGATAAGTCCAACAGTTGCAGGTCAATTAACAGCAACAGAGCCTACAGCTCCTAATTTAAAAATAGCTACAGCATTTGTAATACACGCTGCCAATAATGGTACTTTAATGGTTAGAGCAGAGCAAGGTACTGATTTGCATTCAGACCAGAGAGTTCAAGTTTCAGGATTGACTAATAATGATGTATTAACTTGGAACAATACTAATCAAAGGTGGCAAAATGCACAACCAGAGGGAGGAGGGCACGAGATATATAATGGTACAGATGTAACACCTTTACCTGAAAGAGCAGGATTAAGATTTAAGGGATATTTAGAAGCTGTGGATGATGCTGGGGATGATGAAACCGTAGTTGATTTAAGTTCAACTGCTATTACACCAGCAGAAACAACAAGATTTGCCGAAAATGGTTCGGGTAATGTTGATTTGAAAATACAAGAAAATAAACTACCAACAGGCGACGCAAATGGTTTTGCAATTGAATATACTGCAAGTGCTGAATGTATAATTGGCTTAGATACTAATAGCGAGATTAAGGAGTTTGAAGTAATAGAAATTTACAACATACTTAAGGAGGATGCTGTTACAGGCAACAAACAACTTGCATTGTTAGATATAAATGGTACTTCAGCAAACATAAAAGCTAAGTTTGAAATTAGTGCAATAGCAGTACAAAACACCACCGCCAACGTGGTTACTCTTAACATTGGTAGTACGGCTTTGGGAACGGATGTAGTAAATGCTTTTGCATTGGGAGCGAGTGAAACAAAGAAACTACCATTAGGCACAACTTTTTTCAGTATTACAACAGGACAAAATTTATTTATTTCTTCTGCAAGTTGGAATAGTGCAAGCATAAATATACACGTAACAATTTCAAAGATATGGCAATAGAACAAAAAATATTAACATTTGGTACTAACAAGGTTGGAACTATTGGCGGAAAGTTGATGGGATATACCGAGCCACCAATACCTTTGCAAGTTACGGATATTCGTTTATGGTTAAATAATGACCTTTCAACAATGACTGTTAACGGCTCTAATAAAGTATCTCAATGGCGAGATAGCAGTGGAAATTTAAACCATTTTTCACAAGGTACAGGAGCTAATCAACCTTTATTTGTTTCAAATGGTATAAATGGGCAAAATGGTGTTAAGTGGGCAAATGGAGTTACAGAATTTTTGGATTGCACATTAACTAATACTATTAACCAACCAAACACGATGTTTTTTGTTTGGAATATAGATGCTAGTAGTACCAATCTTTACCCTTGTTTGTACGACAGAGCTAATGTTGCTCACGATAGAGTAGTTTGCTATTGGTTTAGTAATCAATTATATTTTGCGTCAGATACGCCTGTTAATGTATATACTAAAAATAGACCTTTTAATTTGATTAACACTCAAGTTGTTAATAATGCCACAAATAGTAAAATTTATGAAAACGGAACGTTGAAAAATACTATAAATCTAGGTAATAAGCCTATAACGAGCTTAAGATTAGGACATACAGGTGTTTTAGACTCAACTACAAGGTTGAGTGGATATATTTGCGAGGTAATAGTTTATGCTAAAGAATTAAGTGCTGGGGAAAGAACATTGATAAACGACTATTTAACTTTAAAATATGGTTTATAAAATAGAAATTAGCGTTTATACAACGCAAATCCAACATTTAAATAATGATTGGATTACACAACATAGGGCAAATAATCCAACCGATACAGTAACGCAACGGTATGTTGATGAATGGGTATGGAGGGGTTTTGGTTATGTTGTTAAGGATGCAATTACAGAGCAGTATATTACTGATTACGTGGAGATAGTGGAGGAATTGCCAACAATGTGGCACGAAGATAAAGCTATAAAAATAAAACAAACTAAGAATGGTGTTTTATGGGGTATTATGAACATACCACAAATAGCATCAGGTTTAGCAATGCACCGACAAGCTATGAATATGCAAACGTATGAAGAGGGCGAAAAACTTTATTTTTACGCGAATACTATTTTACCCGAACATCAGGCAATATTTGATGCTTATCCACAATTAGAAATAACAGTAAATCATGCAGAAAACTAATATTGAACGTTGGGCGGAGTTAGCCTTGTTTATTATTTTTATTTATTTATTTGTATCTAAATGAAAACACTTATAACTAATATCGGTTTGCTTTTAATTGCCTTAATTTTGGCAGTGTTATTATTCCCTTTTGGGTGGTTATATGGTTTAATTACTTTGCGCCTTAGTATGGCACGTTTAAGCCATTATTTTTTAACAATTGCATTAAGTATTGACCAGTTAGGCAACGTTATTTTAGCGCCTTTATTTAACGCTATAATGATAAAGCGCAACGGTTATAAGTTTGGGGATGAAGACGAAACGATTAGCTACGTGTTAGGGCGCAACCAAATAACGGAAACACTTTCAAAATGTGGAAATTTACTTGCAAATCTATTAGATTGGATTGACACAAACCATTGTGCTAAAACTGTTTTAATTGTTTGGCGTAAAGGAAAAAAATACTGTGGCGATAAACCATATTTGAACAAATTTTAATAGTTTTGCATACATGTACACAAATGTTAAAGATATATTATTTACAAAGATTACAGGAGGTGGCACATTCCTGTCGATTATCGTTGGCGAAATTACCCTAGAAACGAATTTAAAACTTAGCGCGGTTTCTTACATTGTAGGGATTACACTTGGAGTTATAACGATTATAATAAAATTATTAGAAGCGTACAAAACCTTTAAAAAATAAAGATATGTTGAAAGATTTCTTATTAAAAATAAACCCAGTAGCCGTAATTAAAGCACTAAAAAAAAGTGATACCAATGTAATGGTAAAAGGAGTTACCCAAATGGGTGGCGGTGGTGTATTAATCACTTCGGGTATTACCTTAATTACAGACGGAGCAATGAATAAAAGTTGGTATGAAATAGTTGGGGGTTGTGCCCTTATTGTAGCTGGGGTTTACGTTGCTAAGAATTTAACTGATAAAATTGAAAATTTACCAAAAGAATGATAATTCAAGAACGATTTGCGCAAGTATTTACAACTGTTGAACTTCCAACAGTTAAGGCAGTTAACGAGTTTAATGAGCCTTTTCGTTGCTGTGATACTAAGCGATTAGTTTTAGCGCATTCAATTCAAAATGAAACGTGGAAAAACGATGTTACAAGCGCATGGATAAAGCTGAGTGAGTTAACCGATACTATCGAGTTTAAACTTACAAAAAACGGCGAAAATATAAGCTATACACCTACACCGATACTTTTTCCGAGTGAGGAATTTTCGTTTTATGCAACTATTAAATGGCAAGATGTTTTAAATTCGGACGGTGCTGGGTGCTACAAGTTGGAATTGCTTTATAATATTCAAGGTGTTGAGGGTGTAATTACATGGGGAGTTTACGATTTAAAAGCTTATAGCCTTGAAACTGCTAAATATACAGCGCGTTTAAGAGTGAAATTTAACCTCAACCAAACTATTGAGGGAATAAACTTTACAAACGCAAATGTTGAAGATACTATCCGTTTTAATGGATTTATCGGTAACAGACAGCCGAACATGGAAATTGATAATTTAATTTACCAAGATAGGGTAATTAAATCCGTTGTTCGCGAAAACTTAAACACCTACGAAATTAAAACAGACCCTTATACTTCGCCTATACTTTACCAGTTAAGCGATTTATATTTATTGTCTGAAAACGAGCTTTATATTTCGGATTACAACGTATTTAACAACTCGCATAGTATTTTGGATTTACCTGTAATTGTAACAGAGAGCCCCGAAATTGATTACTTAGAAGATTATCAACGTTTAGCGGTGCTTACTTGTACCGTTGGCGACAAAACAAATAATAAACGAACACATTATTGATATGAAACTAACAGCTAATTTTTCTTTAAACGAGTTCATCGATGGCGAAATGCCTAAGGAAGCTATAAAGATGAACTACGATTTATTAACGGATGAACAGCGAAAAAACATTGGTTTAATTGCGGAAGAATTGCAGAAATTGAGAGATAAAACTAAAGCAGAATTTGGTTCAAAATTTACAGGCTTTAAAATTACCTCAGGTTTGCGCCAAAAAGCATGGGAATTGAAGCAAAAACGGTCAGGAAATAGCCAACATACTAAAGGGTGGGCAGTTGACTTTCAGCCAATTTGTGCTAAAGAAGATTATTTAATTATTTTCTACTGGGTATTTAAGCAGCTTGAAAACTTTAATGGCGGTGTAGCACAAAAAAAGCCCAACTTAAAAGCTGGGTTAAAAGGGTTTATACATTTAGATTTGCGCGGTTATCGTGCTCGTTGGGAGTATTAAACTGTTAAAATATTATAAAAATTAAGGTGTAGTATAAAAAACTACACTTTTTTTTTGCATTATGTTTTTTTATTCAAAATAAGTTTATATATTTGTTTAAAGTTTAAAACTAAAAACTAATATTTAAAACAAAACGACATGGAAAAGATTATTAAAACAAAAGAGTACGAAATAGTAAAATACGGACAATCTACTTATTGCGTAGTAGACAACCATGGAACGTGTACTTTAGCTACAAGCTCACTTTTAAAAGCTAAAAACCATTTAAAACGAATACTTAAGTGCACAAATTCAAACGAAACAATTTAAAAAAAAACAAATATACCCTCCATGCCTATCCATGGAAGCACACTTGGGGGGTTTTTCTAAAGTAAACAATTAAACCAAAATAATATGGAAGACACGAGAAAAGTTTATTTTTCAGTTAATGAATCAAAACTTCAAAATCAAGAAAAGTTAAGTAATCAAATTGATAATATAATTAGTTTTCTTTCAAATAGGTATTCAAAATCATTTAAAAAAGCTACTTTTTTTATTGGGTATGATAGAGATGATTTTTTTAATGGAAAATTCACTTTAGAAATTAAATTTTATTTGTAAACAATTAAACAATTATAGTATGAAAACAGAAATCAAGACTACAGACCATTTAAAGCGCGAACATTTAGTAAGCTTTAATTTTACAGTAAGAACAAACGGCTTTCAAAGTTGGAAGATTTACGCCGATGTAAGGTGTAATGGCGAACGTATAAGCTTTGAATATTTGGAGGGAAAAGAAACCATTGAAATGCTTATGAGTTCAAACCATAAGGTAGAATTTTTAGCACACAATTTGCCCGAAAAGTACCACCAATTAATCTACTCTTGGTTAAGCGATTTTCCGCGTTGGCACGTAATCGATGCAATCAGCAAGGAAGTGCTAACAGAAGAGCGCACCTACTCACAAGCTGAGGACATGGCAGAAAGTTTTTATTTTGTTGAAAATGTTAAAATAGTTGACACATGGAACTTATAAGTCCACAAATGTACGTAGGTCTAAAATTTAAGCCTAAGTACAACCATTTAGCGCACATTATGAACGTAGTTTGCCACTCCTTGAAACTAAATAAAAAGGAAGTAATGGGAAAAACAAGATTTGAACATTTAGTACGTGCAAGGCAAATTTACTGTTATGTTGCAAGGCAAAATGGATTTACTTTTGATGTAATTGGTAAGTATATTAAACGCGACCATGCAACCGTTATTTATGGCTGCAAACTTGTAAAAAATAGACAATTTGACTTCAAAATGTTAGATGATTTTAACAAAGTAATTGAAAATTTATAACTATGGAAATAACGTTTAAAGAGTTAAAAACCTACGGTGTAAAGTCAAAGGTGCTAAATGACATTCTACGTTGGGAGAACCAAAATAACAACGGTGTAATTAGAAGCACATTTAATCGCGAGTTATATTTAAAAATCTTAAAATTAAAAAAAGATGCTGAAGCAATTGATAAAAGTGCAAGATTTTGTTAAAAAATCTTTAGAAACCTACCCAAAATTAAGAGATAACGATGTTAGGTTGGTGGCTACTTACTACTATAATAACATCCCTAACATTAATGAAATGAGTGCTATCGAGTTTTTGGAGGTAATGGTAAACGGTAAATTTGCAAGTCCCGACACAATCACTCGAGCCAGAAGAAAAATACAAGAAAAACACCCCCATTTACGTGGGGTTAAGTACGAGGAAAAGCAAAAGTTTGAAAAACAAGTACGCGAAAATATTAATAAGGTATGAATAATATGAATTTTTACAATATTGATTGTATGGAATTTATGCAGTCAATTCCCGATAAACATTATGATTTGGCTATTGTCGACAGATTATTTTAAAAAATTAAAACAACGTTATGAAGACCACTGCAAACAACCACGTTTATTTTAGTCGTGATTTAATTTTAGGCTGGATAAATAAAGCTGATTTAAATATTTTATACATAAATCCACCTATAAAATGATTTACAAGCGAAAAAAAGAAGATTGGAGCGAAGAAATAGCCGAAGTTGAAGCGTTTTTTAGCACCGTACCTTTGCCAACTATACCTATTAAGCTAAATGAAGCAACTACTATACTCGATTTAAAAAGATTTGTTGAAAATCATTTAGGTATTGTCAAAGCAAACGAGGGTAAAATAAGATTTAAACCGTATTTAGATAGATTACAGACACTAAAAAATATATTAGAATGCAAACACTAGATTTAATAAAAGTAAGCAATTACGCAAAGAAAATAGGCAAGTCGCCAACGTGGGTTTACAAGTTGGCTAAAGCTGGAAAAATTGAAATTGTCGAAATAGACGGAGTTAAATTTGTTAAAGAGAAATAAAATGGAAATAATAAAAATATTTGTGAACGGAAAAAAAAAAGGGATTTTTGCCATAACTAAAAAGGAAGATGTAACAGACGCTATACTTGACGCAATGAATGCGGGTAAAGATGACCCTGTTTTTGTTAGGGCAGTTTTAGATGCTCATCTAGACAAAGGTCTGTATTTCATTCCAAATACAGAAGAGGAATTCGATTGGGATGAAAATATTCATGGAAGCTTTTTTTAATATTGTCGAAATCGACGGAGTTAAATTTGTAAAGGAAAAAGAAAAAGATTAAGAATTATTTTGTATATTTGCATTTGTAACGGTCAATTACAAAAAGAAATTATTATAAACCCTATTGGGAAGCTGTTTGACCGTGGCTACCTGATAGGGTTTAACTTTTAAAACGGTCAATATGGAGAAATTAGTATGGTTTAAATTCAGCCCTAGAGATTGGGTTATGGGTAAAATACAAAGATGCCCTGAGGTAACACAAGCGAGGTTTATTAGGTTGTGTTGCTTGTATTGGAATAAAGAATGTTGTATAAGTTTAGAAGATGCCGAAATTGAAATAGACAAAGAACATTTAGATATTTTAATATCAAAAAAAGTTATTTTAGTTGAAAATGATTTTATTAAAATTAATTTTCTTGATGAAAATTTTGAAAAATCAGAGGGTAAAACTAATAAATTGAGTACAAGTGGTAAAATTGGAAATTTGAAAAAACATAAACCTGAATTGTATAAAATGTTTGAAAATAAAGAGATTACACTTGAGGAAGCTTTAGAATTACAAAAAAATAAAGTCGCTACGTTGTCGCCACCCGATAACAACCCGATAGCCACCCAGTCGCAAATTGTCGCAGAGAAGAGAAGAGAAGAGGAGAGTAGAGAAGATAAGACTATAAAAGAAAAAGTAAAAAAAGAAAGTGCAAGCACTTTGGATTGGGATAAATTTTTGGCTTTTTTTAATCAAACATTTAACAAGCGTGTAACAGTATTTGATACTTCGATTAAAAACAAATATAGTGCAAGGCTCAAAAGTGGTTATACTAAAGAAAATATTATTGATGCAATGCTTACAGTAAGTAAAGATAGTTTTCATGTAGAAACTAATTTTAAGCACATTGGTTTAGACTTCTTTGCTCGACCCGACAAACTAAGTAAGTATAGTTTTAAAAGCGAAAAAAAAGCAGTTACTAACAATTACAACGGTACATTATGATTGATATAAGAGATAAGGTTTTCGGTGTGTTACTTAACCTAGATAAAAACCAACAATATGAGTATATTAATAATTTGCGCCCAGAGTGGTTTGAAAATAACTTTCACACAGCTATTTTAAAGGGAGTACAAGCGATTAAAAACGAAAATCGGTATATTGATACCACTTCAATAATAAAATGGCTTAGAGAAGCTAATTTATTAGAAAAGGATTTTTTGATTAAAATTACAAATCTAGTTGCTCAAGCTGAACTAACAGATATTTTATCTAAAAACTCAATCATTAACCAATGTGCCTATGAGTATTCGATTAAAAAAGTAGGACTAATGGTTAATAATGTTAATATCGAGATTACTAAAGACCAGCCGAGCCAAACGCGAATACTTGAAGAGCTGGAAAAAGTTAAAAATTTGTTTACTGAAAACACAAAAAAAGAGTTAAGCAATGAAGAAAGTATTGATTACATACTTGAAAAACATTTACAGGCCAAACAAGGGGTTGTTTTAGGCTTAGAATTAGGGTGGAAATGCTTACACAAAGAGGTTATCCTAGAAAACGATGACGTTATGATAGTAGGCGGACGTCCTGCAATGGGAAAAACAGCGTGGGCAATTTCCTTAATGAAAAATATTTGTTTTGAGCAGAACAAAGTTATGGTATTTTTTAGCTTAGAAATGGCACACGATAGAATACTAAGAAGATTGATTAGCAATGTAACTGGTGTAGATAGCAATAAAATTAAATACGGTACTTGTGAAGACCACGAAATAAGAAAAATATTAAATTTCAAGGCTGATGAAAGGTTAAAAAATATTATTATTTTTGACGGCTCACATACGACTAAGGACATTGAAAATAAACTACAAAGTGTTAAAAATAGAGGTGTTGATGTTGATGTTTTTGTTGTTGATTACATACAGAAAATACTACCTGAGAAATCCGACAATAGGTATCAGGAAGTAACGAGAATATCTAATGATATAAAGCGTATAGTAATGGCTCACAGGATACCTACTATTTGTTTAGCACAACTATCCAGAGATGCTGGAAAAACTGGTAAACGACCTACTTTACCCGACCTTAAAGAGAGTGGCGAAATTGAACAGGATGCTAGTATTGTCGCATTTTTACACCGCCCCGAATATTACGGAGTAACAGAAGATGAAAACGGTAATAGTTTAGAGGGAGTTGGCGAATTTCTAGTTGCTAAAAACCGCGACGGTGCAATCGGCGTACATACTATGGATGTTAAGCTGGAAACAAGCGAATGGAACGACTTAACGGAGCGACTGCAAGAATTACGAACAGAGCCGAAATTCGCTAACTTTACGCAAAATTTGCCTTTTTAAAAAAAAAATATGAAGAAATGTAAAGTATGCAGTAAGGAGTTTGAGCCTTACAGGAGCACCCAAAAAGTATGTAGTTTTGAGTGTGCAATAATTTTAACCAATTCCGAAACGCAACGTAGCTTCAAGAAAAAGGTTGCCTTTGAAAGAAAGAAATTTAACTACGAAAATTTAACGCTTTCGGATTGGAAGAAAAAAGTACAAACCGTTTTTAACAAGTACATTAGGTTAAGAGATGTAAACAAAGGCTGTGTATCTTGTGGAGTGCCATTGCATAACCGAAAATTTGATGCGGGGCACTTTTACCCTAGTACATACGAGGGTTTGAGATTTAACGAACTTAACGTACATGGCCAATGTGTACCGTGTAACAGAGAGAAACACGGTAATTTGCACGAATATCGGAAACGAATATTAATGCGAATTAGTCAAGAAGATTTGGAGTGGTTGGATGCAAATCGGAATTTAAAACTAAAATTAAGCAAAGAGGAATTAGAGGACTTATTTATTCACTATACTAACAAAGTAAAAAATGAACAACTTAAACAAAACGATTGAAGAAATTAACGAGATTATAGAATGGTATCACGGGTTACCAATGGACTACAATGGTATTAATGAAATTATGTTCCAACGCGTCCAGCTAATAACTCATTTGGCTTTTTACAGCGCCGAAATGAGTGACGCGCGTATAAGGTGGAAAAATGCAGAAGCAGAAACTGAAAGGGTAAGGCGAACCGAAACCAAAAAAGCAATGAGTTTGAATTTACCTATGGCAAAGGCTGTTGAAATTGGAAAATTTGAAAGTATAAACGAGTATGCGAATGAAAAGCAATGGGATGGGGTTTATTACCAAATGCGAACTTTTTTTGAAGTGTGTAATGGTATTATAGACGCAATGAACCAACACATTAGCAATTTGAAGCGTGAAGAAAACCAACAAAAAAGCGTTTAAGTAATATTTATTTAAAAAATTAACTACTTAAAAATCAATCAATTAAAAATTTTAAGTAACATTTTTTGTAAATAAGTAATATTATTCAAAATTAATTTATATATTTGCAGTATAACAATTAAAACCAAAACGATTATGGAAAACAAAACAATCTTCGAAACGTTATCAAGTATTAATGTGAACGAAAAAACCGAAAAAAAGAGCGGTTTAACTTATCTTAGCTGGGCTTGGGCTTGGTCTGAATTTCAAAAGGTATGTCCTGAAGCTACTTACTACATTGTTAAAGATACTAGAGGGTTACCTTATTTCGCAGATGAAAGCGGAGCAATGGTGTACACACGTGTTACTGTTGGAAATATTATGCACGAAATGTGGTTACCTGTAATGGATGGAGCAAATAAGGCAATGAAAACCACACCGTACACTTACACAACTAAGTTTGGAGAAAAAACTTGCGAAGCGTACACTATGTTCGATATAAACAAGACTATAATGCGCTGTTTAACTAAGAATTTAGCAATGTTTGGTTTGGGAATTTATATCTACGCTGGGGAAGATTTGCCTGAGGGTTACGAAGCACCAGCACCGAAAAAGCCAACACTTGACAAAGCAAGATTTAACGGAGCTTTAGATAGCATTAAAAAGGGCACGTATTCAATTGAGAAGTTAGAAGAAACCTTTGAGTTAAGCGAAGTACAAAGAGATGAATTAAATAAATTTATTAATGAAAAAGCGAAATAAGATGAAAATTAGCGATTTAAAACAACCTTACCGCAGAATGGCGGAGTATTTGGCAAAGAGTGATGATAAAAATGATTTGTTATCTGCCGCTTTCATTTGGGATAATACAGACGATTTATTTTGGAGAAGATTATATTATGGAATTTACGCACCAATTACCGAAGAAATAAAAACGCATTTCCCTGCTGACTTTGATTTTTCAGAGGAAGAGGAAAATTTAAACGAAAAATACACCCAATTAGCCAAAGAGGGTAAATTTGATGAATTACCCGATACTTGTGAGTTTTCGGAGGCTGTGGAATTGGAGGTGTGGGATGATGACGGAGATTATTTAGACAAAATAGAAATATCTGGAAAATATAAGGGTTATTATATTGACTGTACCTCAACTGGATTATATTCTGCATATCAACACGCCCAACTACCCACCAAAAAAATAGATTTTACGCAATTCCAAACTGGCGATGTTGTGGAGGTGGAACTTGTCCACAATGAAACTAAATTAGGTTGGTTTGATTTCACTAATGAAAATCATTTATACATTAGAATACTTAAACGACAAGGTAATCAAACTTGTAACGGAGGAAGTTGCGCAGGTACTAAAATTATAAACAAAGAAAAAATAAAATCAATAACTAAAATAAAGTAAAATGGAACTAAAAGTAAGATGTTCAGAGCTTAGCAACTTGATGACTAAGGGGAGGAGCAAAGCCGAGCCATTAGGCGAAACAGCTAAATCATACATTCAAGAAAAAGCAAAATGCGACTTCTACGGGTTAAAACCGATATTGGAAAACAAGTACCTTAGTAAAGGTATAGCGAACGAACAAGTCGGAATTGAATTAGTTAATCAAGTTAGGTTTATGGACTTCTTGAAAAATACCGAGAGAATAGATTTAGGCTGGTTAACAGGTGAGTGTGATATAAATGCGGAAGACCGTATTATTGATATTAAATGCAGTTGGTCATTTGATACATTCCCAGCGTATGAAGAAGAAGCGCAAAAATCAGTTAAAAAAAGTGGCTACGATTGGCAAATGAGGGGTTACATGATGCTATATAACAAAGAAGTTGCAGAAGTGATTTACTGCTTAACTTCAACTCCTAACAGTTTACTTAGTGCATGGGATGACTTAACCATGCATAAGGTGGACCACATAGAAGCTGAAAAACGAATTACAGCTGTAAGAGTTCAAAGAGATTTGGAGATAGAAGAACAAATAAAAGAACAGTATAAAATCGGAAACGAATATTATAAAGAGTGTATTAACGAGTTATTAACTAAAAACCAACAATCATGGATTTAAAAGGAGAATTAATCAGAATTTACGACACAAAACAAGTAAGCGAAAAATTTGCTTTACGTGAATTTGTAATCGAAACAAAAGAACAGTACCCACAAAGTATTATTTTACAGGTATCACAAGACAAATGTAAAATACTTGACAATTACAAGTTAGGCGACTTAGTGCAAGTAAGTATAAATGTACGTGGGCGTAAATGGGCGGACAAAGAGGGTAAAGATAGATTTTTCAACACGTTGGAAGCGTGGAAAATTACAAACGAAAGTTCTGCACCTGTAAGCGTACCAGTACCAGCACCAGGGCCAACAATGGAAGACGATAAATTACCTTTTTAGTTATGGAGAAAATTAAACCGCACCAGTTAATTAACCTTACAAGGGATTGCAAGGAAATTATAAACGACTACATGTCTAAGCATGAGTTAAGTATTCATGCATTTACTAAGCTTTGTAAATTAAATTCAAACCAACTTTATTTGTTTTTGAACGACAAGCGTGGGCTGAACATTACAACAATGCAACGTATCGCAGAAATAGTTAGCAAGGAGGGGGGTTAGCCCCTTTTTTGTTAATAAATCTTAATGAAAAATATTTTTATAAACATTATTGTTTATTCAAAATTAATTTATATATTTGTAATATAATATTAACAATTAAATATAAAGGTTATGAAAACGCAAGAAATTTTAAAAAACATTAGAGAAAACGGAGGTTTTAACAATTTTAGGAATTGGAATTTAGAGGAAAAAAAAGAATGGGTAAAATCTAATTTTCCTTGTTCTAATTATGTAGCTAAAAATGTAGCTTACTCATTGTAATGCGCCTAATCCTCCTACTAATCCCCCTCCAACTAGCAATGCACCACAAACCAAAAGTTAGGGTGCAAAAGTTGGAATACTCGGAACACATAAGGCAAAAGCTAAATTCAATCCTAGAAATACCAGAGGGGCGGAATTATTGGGAGGAAGAATTTAAAACGATTAATTACGAAAATAAACTTAAAGAATATTTAAAATGAAAGTAGAATTACACGATTACAACATAGGCTCAGGCTCAGGGGATGCAACGGTGCTGGTGTATGATAATCCAACAGATTTAAATAGCGTGGTTTTCGATGGAACTGTTAATTTTGAGTTTAGTGTGGATAAGTACGAAACAGGGGATGGATATTTAACACCAATCGAAAACTGGATGGATGTGGAAATTACCGACATTGAATTTTTCGATACGGAAAACCGCAGAATTAAGCCGAAATACGAAGTTAAGGAAGCAATCGAGTATAATTTAATTGAACTTTTAAAAGACAAGGAAAATGACTAAAGAAGAAAAAGACAATATCACACGTTTAAGCGCATTATGTGCAATTACTAGCCTTTACATTAAAGGATGTAAAAAAACGATACAGGAAGCAAATGTAATGGTATTTAAGCAACAGTATAAGTACGATACTTTAAGCATTCCAAACAAAAAAGTAGTGGATAAGAAAATTGCCGATGCAATGAAAAATTTGAACCTTACAATGGATACAACTACGATAGTTTTAGGTAGGATTGAAAAAAGTATGCGTAACACGTTAACAGATGAAGTAACAGACGCTTTAATCGACAAACTCGATGCGGTGCTTGATAGTATTGATTTGGAGGAAATAATTAAAAGTAAATAACGTTTGCAGATATACCCAGTTTGG